GTTCCGGCACAGACCGGTACATATTTAATTAAAGCGGTTGATAAATTTGGTTTCTATTCAGCAAATGAAGCGTCAAGCGTTGCGCTGGTAAATCAAATTGATTTGAATGTGTCTGATACTTTAACAGAACATACAGCCTTCACTGGCAGCAAGACCACTTGCGTGGTTGTTGATGATACGCTGCGACTAGAAACAACCAATCTATTTGATAGCGTTGCTGGCAACTTTGACGATGCAACCGGATTATTTGGCGGCGGTTCTGGTGTTGGCTTTATTGCAAGCAGCGGCACATATGATTTTTCAAATTATATTGATCTGACGGCTGTTTTCACGGCGCAAGCATCCGCAACGCTTAAATTCACGCAGCTTTCACAGCACAGCGGCACACCGGCAACCGCCGCCGCTGATGTTGAATTATATGTCAGCACCACGCAAGACGATCCGGCTGGTTCGCCATCGTGGACGGCTTACCGGCAGTTTGTGGTCGGCAGTTACACAGCAAGGGCTTTCCGGTTTAGGGCTATATTAACAAGCCTTGACAGCCAAGAAACACCATCAATTTCGGAATTGACCGCGCAAATCAAACTGCCGACACGCACAGAAAGCGACAATGATATTCAAAGCGGTGCTAGCGCGAAAGCGATCACGTTCACAAATGCGTTTAAAGTGCTGCGTGCGGTGTCGATTTCTGTTGGGGATATGCAATCTGGCGATTATTATGGTATAACTAGCAAATCGGCAACGGGTTTCACGATTACGTTTTACAATAGCAGCAATGCAGCGGTTGATCGATTGTTTGATTATGTTGCAACGGGGTTTTAAATGTCACAGCACGATTATGTAATTGAAAATCAAACTTTTCCCGCCACCCGCGCAGATTTAAACAATGCGTTCGGGGCGATTGTTTCGCAAAACAGCGGTGCATCTGCACCAAGCACCACATATGCTTATCAGCTTTGGTATGATACCAGCAACAATAAGCTAAAGCAGCGTAATGCGGATAATGATGCTTGGATTGATTTATTTGATGTTAATCAAACAACAGACGTTGCAACGGCATCGTCTACCGGCACATTTAGCGGCGATATCAATATGAATGGCGGTACATTAAAAATATTGTTCACGCGAGATGACACAGAAACTATTGCGGGCAATCCATTAGGTGCCATTGAGTTTGCACACACAGACACCGATGATGCTGGCACTGCGGCAAAAATTATTGGTGAAGGTAACGGTGGTGCCGGTGAAGGCAGGATCGCGTTTTACGCAGGTACGCCATCTGCGCTTACTGAAAAGCTCCGCATTGACGGCGATGGACTAAAATTCAACGGCGATACCGCAACCGCTAATGCACTAGATGACTACGAAGAAGGCACTTGGACACCTGTGTTTGCAGACGCAGTGAGTGGTGGCAACGCATCAAGCACATCAGCAACAGAAGGTACTTATATAAAAATTGGTTCTTTGGTTGCTATTACTTGTAAGTTTCAAAATATTTCAATTTCAGGTTTAACCACAACCGCAGCCGCTTTTATTAGGGGCTTACCATACGTCAGTCAAGGCAGAAGTGTTAATTCTCCTTGGATGCAAAGTGTAGATGTTGGCACAAATCCTGTTCATATTGTGGCAAGAATAATAAACACTGCACAGGACATTCGTTTTGACCAAATAAACGATGACAATACTGACACTACACTATCGGTTGCGGCTTTTGATAGTGGTGTAGCGGATGTACAACTAAGTATGACCTACCAAACAACTTTTTAATAACTCATCTGGATGATGAGTCGGACAGGAGATAAAAATGGCATTATCAGAGGAAACAATCCAAGACAAAATTGAAATCGTATCTGAATACAAATTGGTGCAAGTCAGAACTGCAACGGTCATCAAGCGTGATGGTGTTGAGATTAGCCGTAGCTTTTCACGGCACGTTGTAGCCCCTGACGCTGACATCACTGGCGAAAGCGCAGAGGTACAAGCTATTTGTGCAACGGTACATACGCAAGCTGTTAAAGATGCGTATGCAGCGCATTTAGCGGCAAACAGTGGCGGCGAATAATGAACGAAGAAACAAAGGTTGTTGTTGACGTTGTTGCTGGAAGCGTGACCGTCACGGCAATGATGGATATTGTGCCGGAAGCAACCGCTTTGCTAAGTTTGGCGTGGGTCTGTGTTAGGCTTTGGGAAACCGAGACCGTTAAGTTTTTAACTGGCCGAAAAGACGATGTTTAAGGCAATCGTTTTGGCTTGCGTTATTGGCGCACCGACTGATTGCACAGAATACCATTCATTTATTTACAGTGAAACGCGGGAAGCTTGCCGATCCCGCGCTATGATTATGGCAAAAGATATTGGGAGTATCGCGAACTTGATGCCGACTAAGTGGCGGTGTCAGCCTTTAAAAAAGGGGCAGCTTACCAATGGAACCAATTTCAACCGCGTTGGCGGGTATCTCGCTGGTTAAGGCCAGCGTTGACTTCATAAAAAGCAACATATCCACTGCACAAGATATCGGGCAAATCGCCGGTCAGATTGATGCGATGTTTACCGGTCAAAAGCAAGTGCAAGAGGCCAGCAACAAAAAGACCGGTATGGGTCTGGCTGACCAGTTTGGCGTGCAGTCAGTCGCCAAAGAAATGATTGACGCAAAGCTGGCAGCGGAACAGATTGCCGAAGTTGCGCGGATGGTTGACTTTCGTTTTGGTCACGGCACTTGGGCTGGTATACTGGCAGAACGGCAAAAACGTATCCAGCAAGCCAAAGAACAACGTGCGGCGCATCTAAAGATAGAACGTGAACGCCAACAAGAGATGCTTGAAAATTTAAAAGTTGGGGCTATTGCTCTTGGGCTGGTTGTGGTTATCATTGGGCTGTTTATTAGCGTTTTAACAGCAACGGCTGGTGTAATTGTTAGATAGCGCAACCGCGACTGGATTGATGGGGGAACACATTGCTCTGTCTGCGATATTGTCTATGGGCTGGAAAGCAACGCATTGCCCGATGGATCGGATTGATGCGCTGGCGTTCTTTGGACAGGATTTTTTACGCATACAAGTCAAGACTGCTAGTCTTTTGGGTTCTAAAATTGGTAGACCTCCGCGTCACCACTTCCAAATGGGTCACGGTTGTAAAAACAAACATTTGCCAACGAAAGATGATTATGATGTTTTGTGCCTTGTTTCACCCAATGCCAGACGGTGCTTGTTCTTGCCGATTACGTCTGTACGGCAATATAGTATGCGGCTGTCGCCAACGCGTTTCACAGAGGATGCGGAACGCGATAGCTGGGATAAAACGGTGGCTGTTGTTTTGGAGATGAGAAAATGAATTGGGAAAAATATCCTAATTTTAGCGAAGAAGAATTTGCGTGCAGCGAAACCGGCGAATGCAAAATGTCGGCATCATTTATGAAAAAGATGCAAGAACTGCGTGACGTTTACGGTAATCCGATGACTATCACCAGCGGCTATAGAAGCCCTAAGCACAGCATCGAAGCGTCAAAGCCGACCGGTAAGCTATCGACCCACGCAAGGGGATGTGCAGCCGATATAGCGTGCAATGGGCAACAGGCGTATGAAATAATGAAGCTGGCTTTTCAGCTAGGGTTTACTGGCATCGGCGTATCACAAAAGGGCAGTGCGCGTTTTGTGCATCTGGATACGTTCAGCGGATCGCCAAGACCTAATATCTGGAGTTATTAATGACTGATGAAAAGAAAAAGATCATATCCGCAGATATTGGCAATAACAGTTTTGAACTAATCTTGCGAATTTTGGGCAATGAATTTGTGGCTGTTAAAATAGGATCGTCTAATTTCAGCGGCAAGTTGATCGTGGGCGGTATCTTGTTGCTGTTCTTTACGCTGGTTCTGATGGAAATGTTTGGCTTCAATAAAATGATGGGGGCGATGTAATGCTGGCGGTGCTTGGTAAAATATTAGGGTCTGGTGATGTTATTCAGCAAGGGATGAAGCTGATTGACGATATGCACACTAGCGATGAAGAAGCGATTGCGGCCAAAAGCAAAGCTAAGATTGATCTGATGAGTGCATATGCGCCGTTTAAGATCGCGCAGCGTTATCTTGCATTAATGTTTGGGATTACGTTCTTGGGCAGTTATGTGCTGGTTCTGGCTATGACAATCAGCGGTCAAGGCGATCCAGATGCGGTCACTAAGGTTATGGAACAATTCAGCATCAATTATGCAATGCTGATTATTCTAGGCTTTTACTTTGGTGGCGGCGTTGTTGAGAGTTTCCAGCAACGTCCAAAGAAATAGGCAAGGCGGCTATTCCAGCCGCCATACCCGCCAC